CTGCGCCACAAAGCGACCATTTTTGATGGTGACGCCTTTGAAGCCAGTCGTGTTGTTTCGGTAGTGGCCTTTGTTGTTTGAGTTCACGATACCAGTCACATCACGCAGATTGGAAATGCGGTTGTCGTCTCGAACTCTGTTGATGTGGTCGATCTGATGATCTGGCCATTTCCCATGTACATATAGCCACGCCAGCCTGTGCGACAGGTAGCGTTTGCCGTCAATCTCAATACCCATGTGCCCGTAGGTGTCCTTGTATCCTGCTGGCATGCCTGGCTTGGTCCATTGATTGCCACGACTGACGATCCATGTGAAATTACCGGTCTCAGGCTCGTAATGCAGCAACTCACGAAGACGCTGTGCGCTAAGATTTGATGTGCTCATGCTGTCGTTTCCCTCAAACGATGGTTTGTGAAGTGGCCCACTGGTGTTGGTAGCACCAGTGGGTTGCGCCATCTTAAACCATTATCTTTTTGTTACCCAAGGAGGCGAGGCCTTGGCCGGTGCAGACGATGCTGCCGGAGCTGCAGCCGGTGCAGCGGCCTGGAAGGTGGGCGCAGCGCCACCGTTGATGGCGCGGTAACCCTTGACCTCGTTGCTGGCATCGTAGGTCTTGCCAGTCTTCTCGTCGGTGCGCTTGTCGCGGATCGCCAGCTTGATGTTGACGTGGCCACCGATGAGCTGATCGGTGTCGTTGACCTTGGCCAGGCCGATGGCGCGCATGATGTCGCCAAGCTGCTGGCGGCCAATCTCCTCGGCCTTGGCGCTCGCGTTCTTGATGTTGAGGTTTGAGAAGATCACACGGCCCTGGTGGCTCGGCCCGGTGATGTCCAGGCGCAGCTTGATGTACTGGCCGGTGCCATCATTCGTCGGCTTGAGTTCAGCTTGGGTGATGGTCGCGTTATAGAAACCCTCCGGCAGCGGATCGTATGTGCCGCCATTGCCTTGGGGAAGTTCGTTCGAGTCAAAAGTTTGTCCGAGAAAAGCCATGATTTACTCCTTGGTGGTTGTGGTTTCAATGGTGAAAGAAGGGCGGCCAGGCTTGGCCGTGATTGCTGCTGCTAGCGGCTTGGTGATGGCCTCATCGGTGGATTTCCAGATGGCCATGTTGATCTCCGGCTTCCAGCGAAACAGCGTCGAAAGGTGATCGGTTAGGCCAAACTCAGCGGCCAGCTCCTGCACCTTGTCGGCGTCAACCTTGCGGTCGATACGACCGACGACCTTGACCTTAAAGCCATCAAGCGCCAGGGTCTCGGTGCCTTCGACATCGTCACGAATGCTGGCGGCCTTGCGCATCGCATCCTCCAGGTCGCGGCGCTTCTCGATGGCCACGCGCTCGGCCTCTTTGGCCTCTAGCCATTCGGCTGCCATCTGCTCCATCGTTTTCATGCCTTGCCTCCAATCTTTGCAAACACAGCGCTCAGGTCCAGCGCTTCCCACATGTCCAGCTTGCCGCTGCGGTCCTTGGCAAGCCACAGGCCGTCGCTGTCGCACATTAGGGCGCGCTGGGTGTTCCCCTCGCCATCCTTCTCGACACGCAGCGCCAGCACCTCGTCGAAGAAGTACGGCAGCGCCTGGCCGGTTTTGTTGCCGGGCATCGATGGCGCATACAGCACCCGGCCCATCTCGTCCTGCGTCTTCTCCAGCTTGGCGCTCATGTAGACGTGGCGGCCAGGCAGATCGCGGAAGGCGCGAATGATGTCGGCCATCTGCTCCTGCATCGCACCGTAAGCCTGGCGTGGGTCTTTGGTCGCCTTTTTCTCAGTGTTGAGCACCACCTCAGCGATCTCGCTGATGGAGTCGAGCGCCACCGACTTGTATGCCTTGGCGTCGTCCGACTCGGTCAGCCACTTGTAGGCCTCCTGCAGATCGGTCATCGATGCGATCTCGATGAAGGGCAGGTCTGCGTCCTGGATGGACATCAGGCCGCCTTCAGCCGACAGCACGATGGGACTGGGGAGGGTCTTGATCAGCGAGGTCTTACCAGCGCCGGCCTGGCCATAGACCAGGACTTTCACACCGTTGGCAGCCAAGCTGCCGGTGGTCTTCACGTTGATTGCCATGTTGGCTCTCCTTCTTGGGTTGCTGCGCCTTCGGGCGATTCCTTTCGCGCAGTGGTTGCACTGTATAGCATGAAACAATGTAGGATTGCAACACCCGAAAAAAGTTTTTTTATAGGAAACTAGAAAATGATGACTCTAGAGCAGATTCGCAATGCCTTGTCCGACAGGATGCCGGCCAAGGTTGCAGAGGCCACTGGCCTGCACTACAACACCATCCGAGAGGTGCGCGACAACCCCGATGCCAACCCGACCTATAAGGTGTTGTCGGCTCTGTCCACCTACTTGGAAGGCCGGAGCAATGACCAGCAAAGCTGAAGCAGCCCTTACCTACGCATCTTGGGGCTGGCATGTCCTGCCTGTCGTGCCCAATGGCAAGGTGCCTGCCACTCAGCATGGGGTGAAGGACGCCACCACAGACCCTGAGCAGATTGCCAAGTGGTGGGCACAGAACCCAGACTTCAACATCGGCATCGCAGCCGGAGAGCGATCCGGCATCGTGGTCTTCGATGTGGACCCCAGAAATGGCGGCGATGCATCCTGGGCAATGTGGCTGCAAACCAATGGCAAGACGCCAGACGGTGCCATGCAGATGACCGCAGGCGGCGGTGAACATCACATCGGCGTTTACCACCCAGAGATCAGGTCGTGCAAGCTGTCCGAGGGCGTTGACCTGCTGGCCGATGGCCGGTACTTCGTGGCCTTCCCATCCAGCATTGAAGGGCGCAGCTATCAGTGGGAGGCGTCGTCCGACCCGTTTGATGGCATCGCACCGTTCAGCATTCCAGACACCTGGATGCAGTCCTACAGGGCCATGCGCAAACCGGATAACCGCCAGGTGGCCAGCACAGGCGGTGGTCTGATTCAAGGCAGCCGAAACAACGGTCTGACAGCCCTGGGCGGCGCAATGAGGCGCTACGGCATGACAGAGGCCGAGATCATGGCGGCGCTGTCGATTGCCAACGAGACCCGCTGTGAGATACCTTTGCCGTCATCTGAGCTGTCCCAGATCGTCAAGTCGGTCTGCCGGTACGAGCCGGAGTCAGATGTGGCAGCATCCACCAGCATTGGCAGCGATGCAGCAGAGGCAATCCTGGCGGCCACTAGGGCTGAGGTGCAGGAATACTACTTCACCAGGGCAACGTCCTACCTCGGGCAGCCAGCTCCGCTGCGGTGGATCATCAAGGGCTGGATTCCAGACAGCGGCGTCACAATGGTCTACGGTGAGTCCGGCTCTGGCAAGACCTTCATCACGCTGGACATGGCCTGCCACATTGCTGCTGGCCTACAGTGGCACGAACACAAAACCAAGCCTGGTCTGGTGGTCTACATGGCCGGAGAGGGCAACTATGGCCTGCGGCAGCGGGTGACCGCCTGGTGCAAGACACACGGCGTCCAGAATTTGGACAACCTATTGATCTCGAACAAGGCCATCGACATTGACAGCCCAGCCGCTGCGGCCCAGATCATCAACGCAGTTCGAGAGATCACCCAGGACGATGCAGTGGCCGTCTTCATCGACACGGTCAACAATCACATGTCCGGCAATGAAAACGATGCCAAGGACACCAGAAACATGCTCAACGCCTGCAACATTGCGGCTAGAGCGCTCAGCGCTGGTGTGTGTCTCAATCACCACACAGGGCATGCAGCCGAGGCAAAGCAGCGCGCGCGCGGATCAAGTGCTTGGAAGGCATCGATGGATGCAATGATCCTGGTGGCCAAGAACGATGACAGCATCGAGATTGCCTGCACCAAGATGAAGGATGCAGAGCCTCCGAAACCATTATTTGGAAAGCTCCAGACCGTGCCGCTGGGCTGGATCGACGAGGACGGAGAGGAAATTAAAGGCGCAGTATTTGTGATTGAAGAAAATGCGCCTGAGCAAAAACCTAAAAAAGAATCTGAGATTCAAAAAGATATTCGGAAATTCACAAATGCGTGGTGGGCTGCTGGCGCAGAAGACCGAGACAAAATGCCTTATCTGTCTCGCAGTGCGCTGCTTCAATATCTCACGACGAATGAAGGACTGACAGAATCGACTGCAAAAACATACGCTCAGGAAAGTAAAAAAGGCAGGCTGATTTATAACCTGCTGAATGCTCAGATTATTGTGGCGCATGAGCATGGATGGATGGTCTCGGACAACGCAACTGCAGCGACTTTGATGGTTCGCAGGGCAGAAAAGTAGGGTTGGACAAATGGGACAAGACAGGACAAAGTGGGACAAGTGTCCCGAGGACAAGGCGTCGGCAGCCTGGGACAGGACAGGACACACACCTTTAGGGTGTGTCCCATTGTCCCAGCAACGATGTGGCGAAAATTGACCCAGAAGGAGGCAACCTGTGGATAAGTGCAAGACCTGCGTATCAGACCAGCTCAAGATCGGCATCACCAACATTGCGTCTGGTGCGACCGTGTATCCGATCTACTGCGCAGCGTGCGGTGAGGTATTCGCAAAATATGTGAAGAAAAGTATCGCGCAAGAATATGCGCGAGAAAATGGACCGCTGCAATATGTGAAAACTAAAACAGCGGAATATATCGAGAAAAAACAAATCCAGATTAAATGCGAAGTGTGTGATGCTAATGAAGCTGAATTACATCACTGGGCACCGCAGTATTTATTCGGCGAGGAAGCAGACCAATGGCCCGTTGGTTATCTTTGCCGCGCGTGCCATCGCAAATGGCATGATCTTGTAACCCCAAACATGAGCGCTAGAACATGAACGAACCAGCCGACCAACCAAACTTCAGCACCTGGCAGCACGACACGCTGGCAAAGTTCGCAGCCGAGGTCTATGCCAAGCTGCAGGCCGAGCAGGCCGCAAACGAGCAGCTTAGGCTCGACCTCAAAGATGCCATGAAGCTGGCGCGAATCCAAAACATGAAGGACAATAAAGCATGACCACGAAAACCCACGATTTAAAAGCATCGATCGAGTACATCTCGGTCGACAAGCTCGTTCCCTACGCACGCAACAGCAGAACCCACAGCGACGCACAGGTGGCCCAGATCGCTGCATCGATCAAGGAATTCGGCTTCACCAATCCGGTGCTGATTGATGGGGGGG